TGAACCCGCCCCATTAGTGCACTTACAGTCCCGAGGCGGGTTGCTGCTTAGGCGCATTCTAGCATTTTTTCAAAAGTCAACAAGTTTTATTCTTTTTGCAATACATGATTCATCGCTGCACGCTCCCTGCGCCACAAGTGGTCTTCGATGCCATCGGTCGGATTTACGTCCGGGAGTCCGTTTGTATAGTGCAGTAGTTTTGCCCCGTTATGGTAGGGATCGTGCCCGACAAGGATGTTCCATTCTGGCGGGAGTCCGCCAATTTTATTTTCCCCGCACCATTCAAATTGATGTAGCCACGATCCGGGCATTTTTGCCACGTTATCCGGCGTCAATTCGTGTGCATGGTGATATTCGCAGTTGAATAGCATCACGCTCGACCAGTTCTTTTTCGGGTATTGGCGGTTTTCCTGCTCCCACATCTTCATTTTGTGGACTTGGTACTCAGACCTCTTAACCACCTGAACGGCGTATTTATGGCTACGCATAGCCCATAAATCAGCAATATCACCCAGACAAAGCATATCAGCGCCATCAACGAAAATCGCGTGGCCCCTGTACCCACACAAGTATGGGACAAGGAAACGAGAGAACGAGAACTCTGTTGCGCCATCGTTTTTCCCTTCTCGCTTCCACTCTGGGAACGTGTTTTTGATGATTGGCGTGATCGATACTGGTTCGCTCGCCCGCGTCATTACGCTGTGGCAAAACGTGTGATAACCAGCCGATTCGTTTGGGTCGAAACCTGCAAAGATACGGATCATTCCTCAATTACCTCTATCCACTTGTCTGTAATGGTTTGCGGACTATATCTGTCTAGGATGTAGTCCTGCGCTCTACGGATTGCCGATACCGACGCGCCAGGATTGGCTATGGCGCGTTTAATGTGTTCGTTGATGTCCATGCACGGGAAGAAGTTATAAAACGGCTCATAAGCCGGCAGATACTCGGCGCAAACATACTTTCCGTTCCTGATAGATTCAACCATCCTGTTTTCGCTTTTGGCCTGACTCTTGCCGGTCGGGATAATGACGATATTCGGTTTGGCTATCTCCTTTGCGAAAGCCTCCAGCGTCCACTGAGGGAACCCGTCCATATTTGTCAGAATTGACACATTCGGCAGATTCAGCCGTTGCAGGTCTTTAAGGTTTGATTTGTGGCCGAACCAGAATAAATCCGGGCCAAAGGTAGGCTCACGTTCTGGTGATTCATATGGTTCAGAAATTACAGTCGCGTCGCGTCCCGTTTCACGCTTGATGATCTCCCGCATGACCATTGAATTGCAGGTAATAGCGTCGGCAATTTCGCAGCCTTTGCGGTAGTGCTCTGCCAGGTGATCGCTGAAATGGTCGTCGCAAACATCGAATATGAGCTTGGTGTAGTTCGGTAGCGCATTCCACATAAACCCGTGCTTCATGGCGATGAACACGTCGCCATAACCAAGGTCGATGCCGCGTTTCACCATCTCACGCGCAGGAATCATGCAACGAAGCCGGACGCTTGCGATATGCGTCTTGAACGGCAGGTAGCCGACTTTCATTTCATTGCGACCAGCCGCATATCGCGCTCGGGCACATGGTAATGCGGTATTTCTTCGTACACTTCGCGGAATCCTGCGTCATACAATAGCGCCCCCAACTCATTCACCGTGTAGCACCATTTATGCAAATCATGCTCGGTCTTGATGGTCTTTGGATCACCGAACAACGGCCACATAATCATGTTGATTGCGAGGTCCTCGCTGTTCCTAATGTATTGGATAACCTTGTCCATGCACGGCAGTTCAAGAATCAGGCGCCCGCCGTCTTTAAGCACCCTGCGCCACTCGATCAACGTGTCTAGATTTTCCTTGTACGGGATGTGCTCGAATACATGGACAGCCATAACTTCTTCGGCTGATTCGTCGTCGAACGGAAGTTTGCGGATGTCACAATTTACATCAGCGCCTTCAATGTCAACATTGACCCAGCCTTTAAGCATTTTCTTGCCGCTTCCCAGGTTAATCTTCATACCCGTTTTCTTATCTCCTCTTTTGCCTGCTCGATAACAGTATCCCATCCATGCAACAGTTTGACGCTCCCGTACCAGGAATGCTGGGCTCCCGAGTAAATCCAGCGGTGAACATCCGGCACAAGGCAAAGCGTATCCTTGCCCAACGCGCCCGCAAGATGCACCACGGCTTGAGGGACACTGATAACAAGGTCTAGCTCATCAACAAGCGCCGCCGTGTCGTCATAGTCGCCGGTCATTGTGGCAAAAGGGAACGTATATACGCCCGCTGGAACAGGTCCGTCCTTGTAGTTCAGGTTGATGAAAGAGTGCTGCGGGAAAGCATTAATCAGGTCTTGTAGCCTGTCCATTTCCAGCCTTCGCAGGCCGCCTAGCCTGGTTCCGCCATACCAACTAATGCCGATCTTCAGCCCTGGCAGGCTATCCATGAGCGCCCTATACATCGTCTTGCGTGCAGGGTCAGCCTTCAAGTACGGAGTGCGCGGGAATTCGCTTTCATCGTTCCTGTACATCATCGGTAACGAACCGATAGCGATAGACGAATCGATATTGGGGCCAAGCCAGTCTGGCGCTTCCTCAAGCCTGGTGCCGTGTACTTCGCAATGAGGGAAGCTGCGCCGAAAAAGCCCTTCCAATTTTTTGTCACAGTCAATGATTATTTTCTTGGCGTTCATGTCTGGAATGCAAGACGCAAACATGATGCCGTCACCGATGCCCTGTTCCGTATAGACAACAACCCTGTCGTTCTTGTCACCATCCCAGCGCTGCTTTTTGCCATAGACAATGAACTTGCGGCGCTTGGACGGGTGCCCTAGCAATCGGTCATAACACTTCCATCCTTCGCGCCATTGCTTCTTTGCGAATAGCACAAATGCTCGATTGATAGATGCTAGGTCGCTATCAGGATCAATCGCCAAGGCCTTGTCTGTTGCTTCAAGTGCTTCGTCGAGCCTGCCAAGTCCTACGCACGCCGACGCAAGCGACGCCCATACTTCAGCGTCATCCGGCTTGAATTCTAGCGCTTGGTGATAACAAGCATAGGATTCGTCGTATCTCCATACCGCGTCCGCCGCGTTCCCTAAGTTGTTCCAATTCTCGAATTTGAATGGATACATTTGCGTGCAAATATTTTGCAGCAGGTAGCCAATTTCCTCGTGCCCTGTCTCTTTCATTGCGAGGCTGGCATAAAAAAGCCCGATCTCACTGTTCGGGTCTTCGTAGAGCAATGATTCGGAGATTGAAAGGACTTGCTTCCAGTGACCAGCAGCGGCAAGAGGCGCGATGCGCGCCAATTGCTCCTTGTTTTGATCCATTAGATTTTGCCCGGAGAGGTACGGAGGAACTTGAATTCTTCGCTATTCAGCTTGACTTTGATGCGTTCCCAGTGTTCATCATTGAAGATGTCCAGACCTTCCTCTTTTTTCCATTTCTCGATGATGATGTTAGGGATTGATGCTGCTCGCCAGAACTTTGCTTTTTGCAGTGCTGCCTTGTATCCCTTATGACGCACAGCGTTATATTCGCTCTTGTTCATTTCAAGGTGCGCCTGCACCAGCTTCGGATTGACTGATTCGTGAACAACCAGAACCCCATCCTTCTTTTCGATTTCAACCTTGCGCTGCGTTACCGGGTTGTAATCGAAAAGAATCTTGTCGTGCGTGTCCATTTGTTTTCCCAAAAATGGGGGGATTTCTCCCCCCACCAGATTACGCGGTAGCGCAGTCCTGGACCTTGGCGTTAGCGTCCGGGTTACGGCACACCAGCGTCGCTTCAGCAATCAGCATCCGCTTTTCGGCGTCACCAGTCTTTGCCAGCGTTTCGGTCATGACGGGGCGCAGGTACGACATTGCCCAGGTCTTCATATCAAAACAGAAGACGTTTTCTTCGTCCTGGAAGCGCGATAGCACCAGTTTGTGCTTGCCAAAGTCGGTCACATAAACCTCAACCGAGTCAATCAGCTTAGCCGCTTCGCCCGACTTGTTCAGTTGAATCTGGTTAGTCGCCAGATTGCCGAACGTGCGGATGATCTTGCGGTTGAACTTGCCGGTCAGGATCGTGTCAGTCTCGCCGCCGTCGTCCCACGCATAACCGAGCGCGTTAAGCAGCGCGGTCGAGGTCAAGGTGACATTGGTGCCAGCCGTAACAGTGCCGGTAATGCCGGACGCAAACGCAGCAGTCGAGCCTGCCGACATACGCTCACCGTTGCCAGAGTTGTCCGTGGTAGGGATCCACGAAGCCGCACCGCCCATTATCCGACGGGCAGTACCGGAACCACCAGCAGACGATTGCTGCATACCGAGCGCGGCGAATTCAATGTCGCGCATCAATTCCTTGCCGGCCTTCATAAGCTGATATTTGACCTCAGACTTGCGGCCAGCCTTGTCCACAGCATCCAGAGTGCCGGACACGATGAACGATTTGCGGAAAATCTGCTGATAGTTGCCCAGACGGGTAACGGTGACGGCGGTCGTGTAACTTGCGTCGTCGCCTTCAATTTGGGCGTTCAGCGCAGCAGCAGCCAGCGAGTCCTTCAGCCACTCGGTGTAGCGCGCTTTGCCACTAACTTGGTCGATGTTGGACGTGAACGGGCGGTCCATCGGGGAAATGTTGGAAATTACGTCGTGCAGTTCTTCACGAAGACCTGCCTGATCGTAAGTGTCGGTAGTGCCTGCTACTTGAGCCATAATTTATTCTCCTAAACAAATTTGTCGAGCAACGACGACGCGATGCGTTCGCGCTTTCTAACGTCTTTCGTCGCCCTTAGTTGCTTCATAAGTGTTTTGCGATTAGCCGCCGGGTCATCGACCTTGCCTGTCGGCTTAACCGACGAAGGCGCAGCAGTTACGCGCTTTTGTACTTCCGGTTTGCCTGATTGCAGTTTTCGCCACTGATATGCGTCATGGAGCACCTTAACGTAGCGCGGGTCGAAAATGGCATTGATTTCCCGTTCGTCGAACCCATATTCCATCGCATTGGAGCGCAGCGAATTGACCAGTTCCGGCCCCCATCCCTTGATCTCACGCGCCAAAGCCTGCGAGCTTTCCTCTAACTGGCGCTGAAGTTGGGCAGCAGAACGATGTTGAATCTCGGTGCGTTTCTGATGGATGGCGCCCGCGAGATGGTCGCGTTGCTTTTCAAGCATTTGAAACTTTTGCCAGCCTTTTTGCGCTTCGATAGGGTCTTGATCAATCCATGCGTCCCAATTCACCTGTCGATAGTTCTGCAGTTGACCATCGATAGCGTAGAGTTGCGCGGTTTCCTGGATCGTCTGTTCCTGAAGCTGGCTGTTTTGATGGACTAGTTGCGCAAATTCTTCCAATTGGCGGCGCTGGGCTGCCAGTTCCTGCGTCTTTTGCGTGTAGTCGAACCCCTTGGATGCGTGCTCAAGCACTTCATCGAGGGACATTTTGACGGGCTTGCCGTTGTGCTTGATCTCGACATATTCCGGTTCATCTACAGCGGGGTCCTCTGCTGGTTCAGCTTCGGATGCTGCATCGATCTCCGGGTCGTCGGAAATTTCCTCGTCAACTGGTTCGTCGCCGTCTACGATTGAATCAACAATCGAGTCGAACTTGTCTTCCCACGGAGACTCCTCAACAATGATTTGTTGCGGTTGATCTGCCATTTCTATCTCCAAAAACCAACCAGGGAATGTCTGGTTCCCTGATTACGGGTCGCCTCACGGCGGTTGCCCAAAAGCCAGCCAGACCTAGCGAATACCTGCTTTCCTCAATTGAGCGATCTTCGCGTCGCGCTCAATCTGTATTTCTGCCATCTTGCCGGTGTCAATGATGTCCTTCAGGTACTTCTCAACATCGGCAAGCAATTTGTCCATTAGTTTCAGCTCATGCTGCCCTTCCAGGTCACGAACAGGACAAGCACGCCACTTGTCCACAATTCCGGCCCGTAATTTGTCGAATGCTTCACGAAACAACGGGCTTTCTATTACTTCTCGGGCAGATCGCCCGCGCTGTTCTTCTTCGTGTTGATTCATTGTGTCACGCTGCCATTAGTAAAAGTAGAAATTCGTCTTCTTCTTGCTGAATTGCCAGAATCTTAGCTTCCGCAGCAAGTCTAGCATTGTTTGCACGCATTTCAATAATCTTGCCAAGAATCTCGGCATTCCTGGCAATTTGACGCTGCAAAGACTCCGCACGCTGCCGGTCCCGAAGGCTGGTTACAAGATTGCCATAGTATGAAAGCCAGTCAACCGCCGTTTCCGGGGCTTCCTGTACCGTTTTGGACGGTTTTTTAACTTTCGTTTGTAGTTTCTTGCGAGGCTCGGTCTTGACAATTTCCTGAACCTGCTCAATCAGGTCTTCAACATCCTCGACCCGCTCGACAAGGATTAGCTTTTGACGCCGTGTGCCAGAGACTGCAGTGGTTCCGCCAGCGGGGCGCTGCGCCGTCTGTTGTGCGCCGGAATACAACAAGTTTGCCGAGTTACCGGAGAGCGCAAACGATCCAAATTCTGCAATCAGCTTCTTTGGAGCCGTAAACGCAACGTCCAGCCCGGTCAGCGTAAACGTGCCAACGTCAGCCGTCAGAACTCGCCCGATTGCCAATCCAGCCGCTTGCCCGGTTAGGGTGTATTGCGCAAATTCAGCTGTTAGTTTGCGGGCAGCAACCAGGTTAGCAGCATTGCCAGTCAGGCTAAAGCTGCCAGCATCGGCTGTAAGCGTATAACTGCCGGCCTGCGTATGCGTCAGCGTGGCATCGTTGCCCGTCAGCGTGTAAGTCTGCTTGTCTGCCGTCAGCCTGCGCTGTACGGTCAGCCCGGTATCATTGCCGGTAAACGTGAAGGTTCCAACGTTTGCAGCCAGGGAATAGCCGCGCAGAAAATTAGCCGCTACGCCCGTGAGCGTAAAGGCTGCCGCGTCAGCGGTTAGTTTGCGTTGTGCTGTTAGTCCTGTTGCGTTCCCGGTGAGGGTGAAAGCGCCAACAACGGCAGGCATGGTATAGCCGCTCGCCGCCGTCCAAGGCGCGGTATCGCCATTCGTCCCAAAACCGATCTGTTTTACCGTATGTGTTGGTTGTGATGACCCATACGCGTGTAAACCGTTCCAGCCTCCTGCTGTCGGGCCGCTGGAAGTCGTTGTATTGACTTGCCACGCTGGCTCCCCGCCGCTCTCGGGGTCGCCTGCGCTGGTCAACCATATTTTTGCCTGAACCGTTGTCGGCCCAGATGAATTGACGCGGAACCTGACCCAATATTCATTACTAGGATCTATCGTTACAGTCGCAGACTGTACCTCCACGATGGTATCGCTACCGGCTACGTATGAAACGCGCAGACGATTAGCAGTCGGAGAAATGTAGAGCAAGAATGCGGTCGGGCTCTCATCTGCGCCAGACCCACGCAGAATCAGCGGATAATGCAAAACATCGCTCGTATTGAGCGATACTTTCATCAATACTTCGATATTGTTCCGCGTGCTGTCGCCGTCTAGATCATCCCATGTAAGTGAGCTATGATCGTTCGCTTTGCCGCTGATAAGCGACAAATCACCACCGGATACAGCCCAGCCCGTTGAATCGTTATAACGACACGTCCAGTCCCCGCAATCACTTGCAGAGCAGGTCGAAAAATCAGCAAAGTCTGTGGTGAGATACGTTGCCATTGCTACTCGAGGTCTTGCACGTCGCCATTTTCTACATCAATGTTGTACTCCAACTGATTCGCCAGGCTGTTGAGAAAGTCGCGCATCGACGTAGCTGACGTATTGGACGGCACGACGAAGCCTCGATTGCTGAGTGCGTCCATTACGGTATTGCGCGCAGCCGTAGGCATGCTGGACAACGCAGCGCCCATCGTGATGTCGGGGATAAGGATGATGTCGGGATCGTTACGAATCTGCCCAAGGGACTTGGTGGCGAACTGACAAAGCGCCCATTCGTTGCCCTGTCTATGCCAATTGCGAACGTTGACATTCGGGTAGATGTTGAGTTTGACGACAATCCCGCCGTCGCCTTCGTAGTCACCCATCCTGCAAATTGCCCATCGTTTCATGTTTTCTCCTATGCGTACCATCTACGCGCCGGAAGTGGCGCATTCTGTTGTGCTGGCGGCGTGATCCTGGGCTGCGGATGCCTGACCGGCACCCACAACACAGGGACAAGAATCCACGCTGTCAGAATCATGCGATTGTGAGCGCCCCGTTAGTGCCGTCGAAGTCGATAGTAAACGTCTCGGTGTTCGCCAGGGAAATGGACGATCCGTAATCGTAATAGCCGATAAGTGGGTCAGCCGGGGACGTGGGCGTGTCGTTGTAGATGTAGACATACCGGAACGGACCAACAGCACCAGAGGCGGTCAGTACCAAGTCAGTCAACGTCAGTTTGTACGTCCCGCTGGTCTGTTCGGATGCGCTGGTCGTGATGTTGCGCGACGAAAGGTTCGTGTAGCTAATCTGCGTGACGTTGGCAAGAATACATGCCGCCGTGCTACCAGTCGGCGGCGTTGATTCGCTACCCGGTGCCGTGTTGCTCAGTGCGACCACAAGCTGGTTGCTGCCAAGGTTATGCACACCTTCAGCAAGATGCTCGACAAAGCCGTTCAGTTTAGTAAATGTAGCCATTTCCTACCCTCCTATTGAATTTGGATTTCCTGCTCAGTGCCGTCAGGCATGATGCGGATGCCGCCAATCAGTCGTCCGCTTTCATCGCGCACTTGCCGGATCGCAACAGGCTGCGCGTTCTCGATCTTCTCAGCCAGAACCTGAAGCGCCTGCATGATTGGATCCAACGACTGCTGGTCGCCCTGCATTTGCGTTACCCTGTCCGCAATAGCATTCTGGTTTTGCATCATTGCGTCGAAAGCTGCCTGGAACTGTGCTAGTTGTTCTTTGCTTTCGTTTTGCAACTGCACTTTAGCGATTTCGGTTTCGGATCGCTTGTTGACTTCGTAAACCTTAACGCTAGTGTCCGCGTCTCGCTTGAGCAGTTCAGCCTTCAGTTTGTTTATTTCGTCCTGTTGCGTCTGGATGGTCTTAGACGCTTGCTGCATTTGGTCCTGAATCTGCTTTTGCACTTCAGGCGGGACACTGGGCTGCTTCTGCCCATTCGTGAAAAACAGTTCCGGCGATTTGAAGCCTGCAATCTCTGCCATTTTCGTGGCTGAGTTGTAAATGTTTTCAGGCGATGCGATTCCAATCTGGAACGCTTCACGCTGAATATTCATAATCGCCATTAAGTGAGCCATTTGCTGTTCGCGGTTGCCAGTGCCAAGACCCACGCTAATTGTCATGTCAAAGCGCGTTTTCCATACTCGCGGGTCAACTGGCACCCACTTGTTGCGGAGCTTGACAACCATGTCCTTGTCGCAATGCTTGCGGATCAATTCGTGAGCCATTAACACAAGGTCTTTTAGCCCGGTTTCCGCGAACGTACGCGCAATCAGTTCAATGCGCCCCTGCGCCGCCGACATAATGCTTTGTACGCCAGTCGCTGTCTTGTTCAGGCTGTTGGCATCCAGCCCTTGGTTATAGCGGGTGATGCCTGTCCTCGACTCCCGCACACTGTCCATGTACTCAAGCGCGGGGAACGCCTGACCAGCAAGCGCAGGCGGAATCAGCGGCATGATATGCCCTTGTGACGGGAGCGCCCCATCATGCAAACGGACTACGCCATTCGGACGGGATACAAGCATGTCGTCCAGGTTGACCGAATCGCTAACTGCCCAGCGGCCATGAATCGAGAGATAGAGGCTATCAAGCGCCGTGCGCAAGATGCTGGTCTTGGTCTTTTGTACGTCCGCAACCTGCTCGGCCATGCCACGCCCGACATGACGATGAGGCATGATTACAGGAGTCCATGCGCAGATAGGGATGCTGTCCCATTCTTCATTTTGCAGGACGGTCGACCCAATGGAACACACTCGGCGCAGCTCGGTGTGCCCGTCGCCGTCGAAGTCATAACGGATATACGTCTCGCGGAATGTAACGACACGACTGGCGGGGTCGTTAGTTTCCCCCTCGGAAAACGTCATGGTTTCCCATCGATCCCGAGCGTCCCATTCATCCGTCCAGTCGTTGTCGTATTCGTCGCCGATGTCGTCATCAATCTTGTATCCCATTTCTCGAATCTCGGAAATGGTCATCTTGACGCGGTGCTGAACAAATCGGGCGTTACGGAGGCTTACTTCGGTATGATCGTTGTTGACCAGAATCTGCTCAGGCGGACAGTTGTATAGTTTGATTCTGCCTCTATTGACGGTTTTTTTCAGTTTGACCGCCCAAAACCCCATTTCGTCCTGAGACTGTTCGACTACTTCAAGCTCTGGGCTTTGCAGCAGGTAGGCTAGTTCGTTCTCATCCAGGTTGTTGTAGGTTTCCTGGTCCTGATATTCGTCGTCTTCCCAAACGATCTTCGCATAGCCATTAATACTTATCAGCCCGTCACGAAGCCACGTCTGTAAAAACGGGGTGAAGTTGTTTGATTGCGTCAGGAAATAGTTAACTATATCGGTTTCCTGCTTGGCAGTTTCTTCGTCCTCTGGTCCGGACGGTTGAAACTGGCAAATATCCTCGCCGCTGGTAAAGACCCGGATAAGGCCAGGCAAGACGCCTTCAATGGTATCGGCAACGTCGGATGTAACTACCTGAGAACGCCCCTCTACTTCGTTCCCGTATGGTTCGGAGAGGTAATCCCTGAGAGCGTCAGCCCTCGCCTGGCTCAATTCCCCGCTCTGATAACCGAGAGCGAGCCTTTCCTGTTGCTCGATGGCGGATTTCAGTAATTCTAGGCTCATCTAGTTTCCCTTTCAACTCCCCCAATTCCCGGCGAATGTCTGCCAGCTGAGTCTTTAGATCGACTATCTGGCGGTTAACTTCAGCCATAAACGCCATGCTCATGGTTGCTTCCTTATAAACGATTTTTATGGGCTTTGCTAGTGTTTTTATACGATGCCAATATTTTTATATTGGATCGGCGCAAACTTGGTTTCTTGTTTCTGTGAAACCGCCATATATCGCATGGCGTCAGCCGCATGGCTAGTCCAGTCGTGAAGAGGACCGGTAGCTATCCCTCGCTTTTCGTCCCTCTTTTCCCTATACAGCCGTAAAGCCTCGATCAACGTGGCGCACTTGGTCTTGTCTATCCAGCATTTCGGCAACATCAAGCGTACAGCCCCGATGCCGTCAGCGATTGCGATGTTAGGCGCCAGGCTAAACCGTATCCCCAAAGTCGCCGCTGTCTCTAGCCTTGACTTACCAGACCCAAGCTCGCGCACCTGAATATCATGCGGGGCATAATGCTTGCCGTATGTGTAGGGCTTTTCCTTTAACGCCTTAGCGTAATGGTCTAGTCCGTATCCGCTAGCCTCGTAGTAGTCAATAATGCGGAGTTCCCCGCCTCTCGATTGTTGCCAGAACACAATCGTCGTCGAATCCGATACGCCCAGGTCCCAAGCGGTATGCACCTCAAGGACAGGCTCATGCGGGACGTTCGTTATACGCCCATCAGCGTCAGCCCTGAGCAATTCCTTGGCGTAATACGCGCCAGTAACGGCAGCATCGAAGCTGCATTCCATTTCCTGTAGATACTCGTTCTCCGGCATGAGCTTGCGCAGTCTGTCTAGTTCATCCTGCGGAAGTATCCCCGTCTCGCTTGCCTTCAACTCCTGGCGGAACCAATCATCCGGGCTGTCGTCAGCCATCTTCTTTAAATCGTACAGCAGCCCAGCCCTACCCTTTGGGGTTCCAGCAGCATCTAGCCATCCCTGCCTATCAGCAAGAGCCGGGAGAATAACCTGCGTCAGTGCTACCGGGGGGATGTCCTGGCATTCGTCCAACGCCACTCCGTTGAAGTACAGGCCGCGCATACGATCATAGGACTCCGCCCCATACAGTCGGATGATCGCTCCATTAGGCAGTGTTACAGACAGTTCGGCTTCGTTCTTCGACCCCCCGTGTTCCAATAACGGGGCAGTAAAATGCTTCAGGTAGTTCCAGGCAATGTCTTTTGCTTGGGTGTAGGTCGGCGCCAGGTAGCCATAACGCCCATCGTTTGGGCCAGTGAGCGCGTCCCGGATAATCCTGTTTAGACGCGCAACGGTCTTTCCAGCTCGACGATGGGCAACCGTGATGGCGTTACGCTTTGTGTTCGCGTGGTATGGCTCGAAAGCCTTGCGTGGGGCGTAAGGGATTACTACTCGGACGGTTTCGCCCATTCGCCTATGATCTTCACTGGGCCGCCGTCTTCGCCGGTCAGTTCGATAGCACTAAGGTCCGGCAGGGCTTTGCTCAATAATAGTTTGATAGCATTAAGCCTATTAGGGCTGACTTCCTCATCGGACAATTCGCCCATCGCATACGCATTAACCCGGTTGATTAACTGGCTGACCTGGATTTTCAGCCGGATTTCATCCGTATGCTTGGTTCGGAGTTTACGCGCTGCCATGTTAGTAATTTGTGGATAACTGCATTGTTTTAATCGGCATCCCTTTTGCCTGCAACCTTACCTCGGACAGCCAGTTAGGTTTATTCGACCTGACATAGTTCCATATTGGGAACACTCGTTGGGCGGCACCCTTCCTTTGCTGAAGGACTAGCACAGGGCAGCAGGTACGCCACTCGATCATCGCTTAGGCGGTTTCTTGCCCTTGGACTTGCACGGCATTTTGCAGTCTCCTCTTGTCTCTTGCTCGTTGGTTCAGCACCCGCACCTTGTCCGGGTTTGCCTTGCGCCATTCTTTTACCCTGGCTCGATTGCATTCCAGGCAGTAACAATGATACCCGTTAGGCATGGATCGGTTGCGCGGAAAAGCGGACTCCGGCTTGTCCTGGTGGCAGTCTTTACAAAGCATGTCAACAGTTTAGCCTATAGAATTTGTTTTTCAAGTGTATAAAAAAGTTTTTGTTGACTTGTTTTTTTCTTTGCTAGAATGCTTCTAGGTTGTGGCGACCTAAAGAATGGTTAGAAACTCAGTCTCCTTCGGGCTGGTTCGTCTGACCGATCCTACCCGCAAAGGGTGCGACCATTCCGGAATGCCCACCGGACGGGCCAGCACCGAAGGAGATTAAATTGTTGCCGTGTTATTTTTATCTAAATAAAGCAACCATTTCTAGCGGCGAAATAGTTAAAGCCGGTCTTTCGTCACTTGGGGTACCACAATGATTAAGATACTAAATTGGTCCTCTTACCAATCATATAAAGACCGTCGGCCCCCTTGGATTAGATTTCATAGGGGTATGCTTGACAATTACGAGTATCACTCGATGTCTGCTGAAGCAAGGGCATTGCTCCCAATGCTTTGGTTATTAGCTAGTGAGTGCTCTGACCCAACATCTGGACTGATCGAAGATAGTTACGAAAAAATAGCATTTAGGTTACGAACCGACATAAAAATATTACTGTCGTCAATAAATGAAATTGAGCAAAATGGATTTGTTCAAGTGCTTGACAATAAAGAACGTATCGAAACCGTAACGAATACGTTACGAAATCGTACTCAAAGCGTAACCCCAGAGACAGAGACAGAGACAGAGACAGAGACAGAGACAGAGACAGAGACAGAGACAGAGCCAAATTTGCCGGTTGCTAGCGCAACCTCGACGATTTTGTTTGACCGGTTCTGGGAAATGTACCCAAAAAAAACCGGCAAGCAGGCAGCGATGAAGGCTTGGCGGAAGCTAAAAGACCAGCAATGTGTTCTTGACGCTTGCACCATCGCGCTTGGATGGCAATGCGACTCGGAACAATGGCGCAAGGATGGCGGACAATTTATTCCTAACCCTGCAACATACCTGAACCAAGGACGATGGGATGACATGCCTCCAAACGTCGCGCCAATTCAACTAAGAAGGGCGTCCGCTGGGGATAGGTTCACAGCGGCGCTAAACAACATCGGAAACATCGAAAGGATCGAGCATGAAATTACAGCCATTGCCAACAATCTGGATTAAGGAAATTTTCAAGCGCCTGCGAGGTGTTTACGGACAAGCCTTGATGGCTAACACTTGGGGGGATGACCTGGATGACACCTTCAAGACATGGGCCGAGGATCTTGCAAGCTTCAAAAATCACCCGCAAGCCATCAGGTACGCGCTTGAGCATTTGCCCGTCGATTACCCGCCGAACCTATTGCAGTTCAAGGAAATTTGCCAAGACGGGATACGTCGGATAGATGACAGCACAAAAAAACTCGAGCAAAAACCAACACCAGAAGACCGGGAACGCTATAACGAAGCGTTAGAGAAGATCAAAGAGCTTGTCGGCGCGAAATCTACGTTCCTTGGAAGCTGATAAAAGCCGCTAATGCTTGCATAAAAAATTTTTCCTTGCGTATTGTCATAGCATAACTATACTAGACCTATCTTGAACAGAAGGAACGACAAAATGCTTTGCGGATACCGTGACGACGAACGCTTGTGGAATGCTCAGGCAGACGCTGCCGACGAAGCCAGGCAGCGGAGAATTGAAGATTACGCGGACTTGCTGCTGGCTGATTGCATGAATCCTGTACATGCCGAGTCGATCAACAACGAAAACGACCTCTACGACAGCGACCTGCTCACGCGAATGATTGTTGCCGTTGCCAACTGGACGGGGAGCACGGAAAGCTCTGTCACGCAAATGCGCAAGCTGCATAACCTGCTGGCTGACGCGCTACAGGGTATCGCGGAAAGGAAAATCAAGTGATAGTCGAAGACTTCGTTGCACATCGTTGGGAAAACGCTACTAAAACGCCTAAATCGAGACAGCGAGCCGCATGGCAGCGCATAAGCGACATGATGCACGGAGCTGGTATTGGTGTGATCAATTATTCGCTCGATGATGCGTTTGACTATTGGATGCTGTCAGACATAGCAAAAGACCATGCTGAAGCACTGGAGACCGAGCAAAATGATTGACATTGACTGGATCATCGGAGCCGTCGGAATCGTCGGCATGATTGTGGTCATTGCCTTGGAGGTCTACAAATGGATCATTTGACTATGCGCCACTGGCGGTTTTTTCGGTCGTGCCGCCAGGCTACTGGGACTGAACTTGAGCCGTTGCGCAAATCGTTGTCGTTTTTGCCGACAAACACAGGCTCTATTCTGCCGATCGTGAGTCTCGTCGCGTTAGCTGCTTTGTTGATTGTGTCGGGTGGCGTATGAGTTACATCACGACGATCATAGAAGACCGCTGGCGCGAGGCTTGCGCCAATCCTGACATTAGGCGTTGGAAATCGTTATCGACGATGGCGGAAGACATGGCGGCAGCGATTGAGACACATGACCCCGATAACAGCCTTTGCTTTGCGTTGCGCGGAATCGCGCTCGAAGCCGAGGCCCGAATGATCGATATGACACCTACAAGGGACGAATAATGCACCATCGAGCAGTTTTGACGGACGATGATGTACAGGAAATCCGCGCCATTTACAGATCCGGGAAGCTCGGATACAGCGCCTTGGCGAAACGGTTTGATTCCTCCGAATCAACAATCCGTGACATCGTCAAATACATCACACGCGCCGACGTGCCGGACATTGACGGTCCCGTAACGCTGGATATGGACAAGTTCGATTATGCCGTCGAGGTGCGGCAACGTCTGCTAGACGAATTGAACAATCTCGGCGAGGCGACGACAAGCGCACTATCGGCACTGACCGGCTATACCTGTGATCACATCATGCGCAGCCTGGACAAAATGTCCGAATTAGGCGAAGTCAAAAAGCACGGCAGGCGATCGCGTGTCACGTTTACGCCCATCGCTACAGAGACACACTCAGCGCAATATCTGCGCGACCTGTTGCGTAGGGTCAGGCAAGCCAACAAGGCGACCGACAAAGCAAAAACCGAGGAAATGCGCCGCAGACAGCGCGAACCGTGGCGAACTGTGCATTATTCGGGCGACTCGCCAGCGATCCCTAATCAGGGCGGGCAGGGCAAATTATCCGGGTGGCGCAGGCGCTACGGGTCTGCAACATAGCCAAAGATGGTTCGGCGTTGACGACCCGCGAAGATTGACTTTCAACAAGGAGAACATGATGGCTATGAACATGAGCTACTGCCGTTTCGAGAACACGCTGGCGGCGCTACGCGAATGCGATGAAGCGCTGGCAGACACCGGGGACGATCCGTTCGCAGAACTGAGCGAAAAAGAGCGCCGAGCGGCAAAGCGACTGATTAAGTTGTGCCGGGAAATTGCGGACAACTACGGCGACGACCAGTGACGACGCGATGAACGAGGCCGACGCCGAGTTGCTGAAGCTGCGGAAGGTCGAAGAGGCGGCGGAACTGGCGTGCGGCCTGTTGTGGATGGTGGAAGACCGGCGCGAGAAGGTGCGAGCCGCTTTCCATGCGCTGCGCGATGCGCTCGGCGGCTCCGGCAGTAAGGGACTCGGCAAGGCGATCCAGCGGGCCATTGATGCGGGCCACGAAGCTGACCATCCGCCCGGCGCGGATTGGTGGGCGGGCAAGAAGGAAGCGCACGATGGGCAGTGCGGTATTGACTGCGACGAGTGATGGAACGAAGCCATGAAGGTGTGCAGGGAGAAGGCCAATGCTCATTGACTGGATGTGCTACCGGATCGTTATGGCATGGCCGCTAGTAGTCGCAATCGTTGCCGTGCTTGTCCTGATTGCCATTTATGGATAAGTACGCAAAAGCCGCGCTGATTCGATCTGCGGTTATTCGCATGGCTGACGATGGCATTACGATCCGCGACGTTATGCGCTCGTTCGGCTTTGACAAAGCGCGTGCTGCTGCTTTGCTTATGCGTATGCACAAGGCAGGAGAACTCGCAAGGCACAAGATGAAGGAACCAGGGCAGCGCGAGTGCTTTGTTTACCGATCAATCGTCGACAAAACACGGTCAGCAAAGGAAACGCGTCAGACCGTTACCAACAATCTGCCGCAGTACAGCAAAGAGAAATTTAGCAAACAAACAAAACCTAGACTATTTGGAGGGCTCTAATGCAATACAATCTTGATACCATCTTTCCTGATCTTTCGACCCAGGCCGTGCGGAATCTGTTCAAACGCTTCCGCGAAGAAACAGACCCAGCTAAGCTTGACGAGCTATACCATGAGCTTATGAGTAACTACCATCATGCGATGGCACATCATCGAGATGTGGATGCGGCAAATTATCACCAGATGGCGATAGAGGTTTATATGCGACGTGTTGAACAAGCGACCACGGGAAATCCGGCCTAAGTTCTTCACACGTTACCCCGGTAGCAAATTGGATGTACGGGCAGTGCTGGAAAGGCACCTTTGCCCGACTCCAGTTGTAAATGCTCTGGCTGGTAACACGACGCCCCTCAAGATCGGTCAGCTTGCGAGCAAGACGCGCAGCATTACCAGCCGCAGCACAAGCGCGACCAAGAGCGGTATCAGTAGAGATTTCCTGTTCCATGTTGCTTCCTTTTGTTGATGTTGTGTAAAGGATACACGAAAAATTTATCTGTTCAAGTGTTGCGTTGTTCTAGCAATCGTGTATAGTTCATTCACCAACAACGAAGGGGAATATCATGAGCCAACAGCAATGGTTTGAGACGGCTGCACAAGAAGAAGAATACAACGCATGGCTTGACGAAATCGAGCGCGCCAATGACGAAGCGGAATATGAGCATGACCGTATCCGCGATGAAGAAATGATTAAGCAATGGGAGGACTGCAATGAGTGTGCATCGTAAATTGATGGAAGCCCGCGTAAGGCTTCAAAAGACTGAACTCAAGAAGTCAGGGGAAAACAAGTTTGCCGGGTACAAGTATTTTGAACTTGGTGACTTCCTGCCTGTTGTGCAGCAAATCTTTCTTGAGCTTAACCTGTCTGGCATCGTTAGCTACGGCAAGGAAATTGCCACGTTGACGATTACTGACATTGAAACTGGACAAACAATCATCATCGAAAGCCCAATGTCTGAGGCAGCGCTTAAAGGCTGCCACCCTGTTCAAAACCTTGGCGCTGTTGAAACCTACATTCGCCGTTATCTGTGGGTAACAGCAATGGAGATTGTCGAGCATGATGCGCTTGATTCGACTGCTGGATCGGCACCAAAGGCAAGCCCGGCAGCAATCAAGCAAGACGCCTACAACGATCTTGATTCTGAGTCGCGTGCATGGATTGATAACCTTGCGCTTGAGGTAGTCGCATTACTTGAGAAAGAAGGAGCAGATCAAGCAAACGCTCACATTGCTGAGTCTATTGGCAACCCTGAAAACCGCGATGAACTCAAGTTCGCCTTGTGGCACCGGCTTGATTCCAAGACCCGTTCTGCGCTGAAGAAGAAATGATTGATACGCTTGCAATGTTCATTGAACGCGCATTCTTTGCCGTGTTCATTGTGTGGTGGTTTGTAACGCTTGTGCTGTTTTTTTACACTCTTAGTTAGGAATAATCATGTCTTTTTGTCGTCTCATCATCCAAGGTAACGTTGGTAAAGAGCCTGAAGTCCGTTATACGGCTGACGGCAAATCGGTTGCTAACTTCTCGCTGGCAGTATCTGACAAGCGCGGACAGAATGAAAATGTAACGTGGTTTCGTTGTACTGCTTTTGGGAAGACTGCTGAGATTGCAGGCGAATACCTTAAGAAAGGCTACCCGGCCATTGTTGACGGTCGCATCCAGTGCCGTCGATATACGGACAAGCAAGGCGTCGAAAAAGAGTCTTGGGAAGTTGCCGTAGACCGTCTGCAATTGCTCGGCAAGCCGCAAGGCAAGAACGACAAGCCTGCAAAGCAAGATGAGTCGTTCGATAGCCTTGAAAACGATATTCCGTTTTGATGCACTTCGTTCTCGCCCATCAGGTTGCTAGGGATCGCGCTGCCCAAGCCGTCAAAGATGCGCCTGACGGTTGGGTAGTGAGGATTACAAAACCTACCAGGACACTTGAACAGAATGCTCTGATTCATCCGGTATGCCGCCAGATTCGTAAATACATGGTCGCTCACGGCGCACCGAAGAAGTCTGAAGAATGGTGGCGTTATTACCTAGTCGCAAAGTGGGCCGGTAACGAAGTGATGCAAGACCCTGACGGTAGCGGCGGAATCGTTGTAATTCCTAAACATGCCGGTACTAGCGGATTGTCAAAGGAAGAAGCAAGCGAGTTTATCGAATGGGCCTATGCGTTCGGCGCAAACATCGGTGTTGAGTTCGATGGACGTTAAAGACCAGCTGCTTTACTACGAAGCAAAGTTGTTGCTCTCATGGCCGCTAGACAAACGCCGAGAGTACCTAGCGCACAAAAACGTGGCTAAACGTGCGGATGAACTCAAAGCAGAAATGCGAAGGCA